AATGATGCAGTAGAAGGTAGAAATGGTTTCGTTGCTCTACAAATACCATACTGGGAAATTCCAGGTCGGGATGAAAAATGGGCTGCAGATCAAAAAGCTATTCTAGGTGAACTTAAATTTAACCAGGAGGTTCTATGTAACTTCTTAGGAAGCTCGAATACTTTAATTGCAGCCGATACTATTTCAAAAATGTCTCCTAAACCGTTTGAATATAGTAAAGACGGGTTAGATGTATTAGAAGCGCCTAAAGAAAATAGAGCCTACTTTGTTACTGTAGATACATCTAGAGGAGTGGGTGGAGATTATTCTGCCTTTACAGTAATTGATACAACAGAGTTTCCATATTCTCTAGTAGCTAAATATAGAGATAATAAAATCAGTCCATTATTATACCCGACCATTATTCATAAGGTTGCTAAAGATTATAATAATGCCTACATACTAGTAGAGATCAATGATATCGGTCAGCAGGTAGCTGATATCATACACAATGATCTAGAGTATGAAAATATGATCTGGGTAGGTAGTGATGCAAGATATGGCCAGGTAATGTCCAGTTCTGGTCGTCATTCTAATCTAGGTTTAAGAACTACAAAACAAGTTAAAAGAATTGGTTGTGCTACATTAAAATCATTAGTAGAGGGTAATAAGCTACTAATATTTGATAAAGATATTATATCAGAATTCTCTACATTCATTGAAAATAGTGGAACGTTTAAGGCAGATGAAGGTTATCATGATGACTTAACAATGACATTAGTATTATTTGCCTGGGCAACTAACGATGTAATGTTTAAGGATTTAATGAATGCTAATAACAGACAAGCTCTATATAGTTCACAAATAAAGAGTATTGAAGAAGAATTAACTCCTTTCGGTTTTATTGATAACGGCTTACCAGACGAACTACAACCCCAGGTAATTGATGGTGATTTGTGGTTAACAGATAAGTATCAATCCAACTTTAAGGATTATTTAAAAGAAAGATCTTGGTGAAGTACAAATTTCAATAACTATAAATATAACGTATAAAATTTGTTATGATAGAATAACATTATAAGGAGAAAAAGATGGCAAATCAGCTTTCACCAGGGGTAGTTGTAACAGAGAAGGACCTTACTTCGGTCGTTCCGTCAGTTGCTACTACGGCCGGAGGCTTTGCTGGTGCTTTCCAATGGGGACCAGTTGGTCAAGTTACTACAGTAGATTCGGAAAATACTCTCGTTGAGAGATTTGGTAAGCCAAATGATACGACATTCCAGTCGTTCTTCACAGCAGCCAATTTCCTTGCTTATGGTAATAACTTACAATTAATTCGCGTTGTAAATCAAAGCATAGCAAAAAACGCAGTTGCAAACGCTTCAGCTACTGCAGTATTAATTACAAACGATGATAACTATGAAGGAACTTATGAAAATGGTTCTGCATCCGTGGGGGAATGGGCAGCTAAGTACCCAGGTGCTTTAGGTAACTCATTAAAAGTTTCCATGGCTGACGGTAATGCTTGGAGCACATGGACTTATGCATCTAGTTTTGATTCTCAGCCAACTACATCCACATATGTGAGTGATAGAGGCGGTTCGCACGACGAATTACACGTCGTAGTTATCGACGAAGATGGCTTATGGACAGGTACAGCAGGTACAGTTCTAGAAAGATTCCCGTTTACTTCTAAAGCATCTGATGCTAAAAAAGCAGATGGCACTTCGGCTTTCTATAAGTCAGTCATCAACGACACATCCAAGTATGTGTGGTGGATGGATCACACCGCTAATGTATCAGCAACAGGTACGGCTTGGGGTTCGTCAGCAAACGCTTCTTTATTTGCTAACCTAACATCCAATGTAACGGTATCTTTAAGCTTGGGTGTTTCAGGTGATAGCCCAACAGACGGTAATATTACTTCTGCATTAGCTACATTTGCAAACGATGAATTATATGACATATCATTAATTCCACTAGGTAATGCTTCGGCAGTAGTTGCTAACTACGCTATTGGTAGTGTTGCTGAAATTAGAAAAGACGTCATTGTATTCGTATCACCAGAAAGTACAGATGTTATTAATCAAGCAGGTTCCGAGGCAACAAATGTAACAGGTTTTAGAGATACTCTAACATCTAGTTCATATGCTGTTCTAGATTCTGGATGGAAATATCAGTACGATCGTTATAACGATGTTTACCGTTGGGTTCCATTAAACGGTGATACAGCAGGTATCACAGTACGTACAGACTTTATTGCTGATCCTTGGTTCTCGCCAGCTGGCTTTAACCGCGGTCAAATCAAAAATGTTGTTAAGTTAGCGTACTCGCCAAGTAAAGCAGATCGCGATACCCTTTACAAGAAGGGCGTTAATCCAGTAGTTTCGTTCCCAGGTAATGGTACAATTCTATTTGGCGATAAAACATTACTTGCTAAACCATCTGCTTTCGATCGCATTAATGTTCGTAGATTGTTTATTATTCTTGAGAAATCTATTGCTACAGCAGCTAAGTATCAGTTGTTTGAGTTCAATGATGGCTTTACCAGAGCTCAGTTCAGAAACTTAGTCGAGCCGTTCTTAAGAGATGTACAGGGTCGTCGTGGTATCACAGACTTTAAAGTTGTTTGTGATGAATCTAATAACACAGGAGAAATAATTGATCGTAACGAATTTGTTGCCGATATTTTCATTAAGCCTGCTCGTGCTATTAACTTCATTCAGCTTAACTTTGTGGCTACCCGTACCGGTATTGCTTTTGAAACCGTTGGCGCTTAATAGAGGAGAGAGAAAATGACAACATTTAACGTAGAGCGTTTTAAATCAGCGCTCACTAATGGCGGGGCTCGCCCTAACCAATTTGCCGTTCAACTTTCCTTTCCTACATATGTTGCAGGGCAAGCCATTGCGGTTGCCCGTGCTCCATTCTTAGTGTCAGTAGCTGAGTTACCTGGTCAAACAGTTAATCCAGCTGTTGTACAGTATAGAGGTAGAGAAGTCAAGTTTGTTGGTGACCGTGTATATGCTCCTTGGACAATTACTGTTCTTAATGACGCTGAAATGTCAATTAGAACAGCTATTGAACAGTGGATGGCTGGTATGGAAGATTATGCAACGAAGATTGGAAGAAATCAACCTTCTGAATATCAACGTGATGCGGATATTTTCCAATTAGATAGGAATGGTAACATTCTCAAGTCGTATAAACTTGTAAATGCTTTCCCGGTCGATCTATCGCCAGTTGGATTAGATTTTGGTGCTAATGACCAGATCTCATCTTTCACAGTTACATTCCAATACCAACACTTTACAACATCTAATAATCCTTTAGGTGGTATTGTAAACTTTGGCGGTATTTTTAACCGTACTATCTAAATAATATTGATACATAATGGCAATTAATCTTTTTGGATTTACAATTGGGCGTGAAGATAAACAACAGGAGTTAAAGAGTCAATCTTTTATAACTCCTGTTGCCGATGATGGTACCTCTACGGTTTCGGCCGGGGGGTATTTTGGTACGTATGTAGATATTGACGCGTCAGCTCGGTCTGAATCCGAGCTGATTTCGCGTTACAGAGATATTTCAAATTATCCAGACGTTGATACTGCTATTGAAGAGATTGTTTCAGAAGCTATCGCAGCATTAGATAGTGAAGAACCAATTACCCTAGATTTAGATGGAATGGATCTATCAGATAGTATTAAAAAATCTATTCAAACTGAATTTGAAACTATAGTACAGCTTTTAGATTTTAAAGATAAAGCTCACGATATTTTTAGACGTTGGTATATTGATGGTAGAATATACTATCAAAAAGTAATAAGCCCTGTTCAACCTAAAAAAGGTATTCAGGAACTAAGATATATTGATCCTCGTAAGATTCGTAAAGTACGAGAGGTTAAAAAAGAAAAACTACAATCTGGGGTAGAGGTAATTAAATCTATCGAAGAGTTTTTCATATACAATGAAAAGGGATTATCTGTAACACCAGGTACAGATCCTAATCCTAGCAACGGTGTTAAGATTGCACCTGATACAATTACATTTTGTCCGTCTGGTCTTTTAGACTTGGATCGTAATGTTGTAATTGGTTATCTTAATAAAGCAATCAAGCCCGTTAATCAATTAAAGATGATGGCAGACTCCTTAGTCATTTATAGACTAAGTAGAGCACCAGAACGGCGTATATTTTATATTGATGTAGGTAACTTACCTAAGATCAAAGCTGAGCAGTACATGAAAGATATCATGGCTCGGTATAGAAATAAAATTATTTACGATTCTACTACTGGTGAAATCAAAGACGATCGTAAGTTTATGACTATGTTGGAAGACTTCTGGTTACCAAGACGGGAAGGTGGTCGTGGTACAGAGATTACAACCCTTCCAGGTGGTGAAAACTTAGGTCAAATTGCTGACATTGAATACTTTCAAAATAAAGTATATCAGTCACTAAATATACCTGTATCTAGATTTCAACAGAACTCTGGATTTAACTTCGGTAGACAAGCAGAAATTTCTAATGATGAAATTAAGTTTGGTAAGTTTGTTAACAGGCTTCGTAGAAAATTCAATGCATTATTTGATGATCTTTTAAAGACTCAACTAGTACTTAAAGGTATTATTACCATTGAGAACTGGGAAGAGATTAAAGAGAAGATTAATTACAAGTATGCTCAGGATCAGTATTACCAGGAGATGAAAGAAGCTGAGAACCTTAGAAATAGGGTGGATGTTCTTAATCAAATGTCACCATATGTTGGTACTTACTTTAGTAAGAATTATGTTCGTAAGAATGTTTTAAGACTAACAGATGCTGAAATTCAAAATATAGAAAAAGAAAACGAAGAAGATCCTGTCGAAGTACAAACAGAACAACCTGGGTCAGAACAAGCTGCTGCATTAAGCAGAGAAACTACCCAATAATTATTATAAATAATTGATAAGGAAAAAATTAT